TACTGGCTGTGTCTGTTACGGTAATCATTTACGGCTGCTTTGATTGAATCTTCCGCAAGTATTGAACAGTGGATCTTAACTGGAGGAAGCGCGAGCTCTTCAGCAATCTCGCTATTCTTAATCTCTAACGCGGCGTCAAGTGTTTTACCTTTAACCCATTCTGTGACCAACGAGCTTGAAGCAATCGCACTACCGCAACCATATGTCTTAAATCTCGCATCTGTGATGATACCATCTTCTACCTTTATACTTAATTGTAAAACATCACCGCAGGATGGTGCTCCCACTAATCCTACTCCAACTCCTGGGTCACCTTTTTTATATGAACCTACATTTCTTGGATTATTATAATGATCTAAAACTTTCTCCGAATAAGCCATTATTGCACATCCTGGGTGTGTTTGTGTTTAAGACTTTTTTTGAGGATCTTGAACCAAAGTTTTTTAACTTTTGCTAAGTTGTGTTCTACTTCTGCTATGTTCAGTCGTCGAATCAGTTTTTTTACTTTCATAATCAATTGGGTACCAGTACCATCTTGTTCTGACCAGTTTGTGGATCTGTCATCTGTTGCCAATGATATCCTGGGGGATCGACCGGAGTCGGTTGTTGAACTACTACCGGCGGTTGAACTAGTACTACTGGCGGCGGAGCATAGTAATAGGGTCTTGACAGTTCGTACCCAATCACCCCACCAATCAGGGCTGGCGCCACCCAACCACTGTAACCACGATAGCAACATCTGTGGTGCCATTCGGCTTGAGCATGTCCAAATACACATACTGAAAGAATACCAGCTAATATGAGTTTTTTCATTTATTTCTCCTTAACACTATTTAATTGTGTTTATACTATGTTAGTATAACAGATTACGCTTACAACATCAACAGATTTGGTTACTTGTTCATTCCACGTTTCATAGCATCTTTGGCATTTTGAGCCACTACTTCTTGCGCTTGATTAGCGTTCATAGAAGTATCAGGAGCGTCGGTATTACCTTTGAAGCTGACCACTGCTGAATTTGGATCGTAAGGATCTATTACATTAGACAATGGTTCTCGAGATATGATATCACCTAAGTTTTCTTCTGTAATATTCACTCCTAAACCTTGAGCAAATTTTATAAATGCCTTAGATGATACTTGTAATTTAGCGTTGGTGTCTTTGGCACGCCCTGCTAAAAATTTAGTTAGAGCTAGAAGTTTTCCCGAGTCAACGGCTCTGCTATCTTCAACTTCAAAAATTAACATTATCTTTTAGCGCGGCCTAGGCCAGCACCACCCATCTCTGGAGATTCAGGTTCTTCGGGCTCTTCTATACCAGGGGCTAAACCTTCGTCGTCTGGCATTGGTTCTTCTGGCATTTCGCCCGCCATTCCGTCATCTATTCCTGGTACTGTCGGCACATCTTGCCCTGTAACAGTTCCTAACGCGGCATCCAACTGTTGTTTGGATTGTTGTAGATTTTGTACTAATCCTGCCAGTGCGGCAGTAGCATCTGTATTAAATTGCATAGCTTGATCAACACCTATTTGATTTTTGATTTGATCTATTAATGCCGGCAGGTCTTTAAACTGCATACTAGTTACTTGCTCTAGCATTTTCTGTACATTGTCTACCATATCTTGGGCAGCCAATACCACTTGTGCTTGTTGTACTTCTGACTCACGCAGAATACTATATACCTGACGACGGAAAGCTGAATTTTCTGTGACTGTTGCTAGAGCAGCCAGTGCTTGTTGTTGCGCTGGATCAGTAATATTTTTGCCTGTTTGGACACTTTTTAATGCGTTTTGGGCGGCAGTTTTTTGCTGAGGATCTTTAAGCTTGCTTAATTTTGCTTGAGCGGCTGCTTGACCTGCGGCTACAGTTGGATTAGGTTGCGGGACGGCGCTCTGTTGCTGTTGCACATTTTGTGTGGATCCGGCGGCGGCTCCGACTGGAACTGTAGATACTTCTTTGATCTTAGTAGCAAGAACTTGCTCCATCATCATTAGTTTTAGATAAGCTGGATCCTGTTCGCTGGTGTGAAATTCTCTAGTCTGACGATGGGCGTTAGCTAGTTTACGTACTTTTTCCAGCATTGTACGTGCTTGTTTAGCAGATATAATATCTACATTGATAGTGTCACCAAAGTAACTTTCAAAAACGTTAGCGGCTTGTCTTGAAGGTACCGGAGCGGATAGTTCGAACAGTTTCATTATTAAATCCTTGTTGTTGCAAGTATTTAGCTTGATTAATACAAATCGTTAAATCATTTTCTAACTTTTTCTTGTGTATAATCTTAGTTTCCAACTTGGTTCCTATAGTTTCTTTAAAAAGCCAACCTTTGCTTTTATCACCTATTCTAGCTCTAACATCAATATCATTAATCAAAGATGATAATTTAGTGTCTAAATTAAATATATCTCTTGCTAGGTTGTACTTTTTATATTTGTCTGCTATACACCAAGATACTGCTGTTTTTGTGCTGGTAAAAATTCCCACATCAGTGGCTGAACAAAATACTCTCCACCCAGATTTTTCTAATATGAGATGATATTTGTGGAAAACTTCGTAAGTTCCCTTGTCTGTTTGATATATGACATTGGATAGTTGGGAACCAAATTCATCCAGTAGTATCTGTTTTAATTCTTTATTGTAGTTCATTTGACAACATAATGCACAATTAAAAATCCTATAGTACCGATTAAAAATCCTATAATTCCTATTCCCCAACCAATAATTTGATCATTACGTTTGCTTGACATGTCTTCCACGATGGTATGTACTTTGTGTATGGATTCTGATACATCAATAATTTTAGTGGCTAGGTCTAGCAATCTGTTATTTAAACTATTATAACGTTCAGCGCAAAGCTCGACGTGTGCCTCTAGACTCTTTTTTTCTATCTCGGTAGCTTCGATCATAACATTCCCTTTGATATATTTATTCTAATTGTCTAAACCATACATTTTGTTTGTCTCCGCTGGTTACTATAACATCGGATAGATCCTTTTTATTAGACAACTCTACTAGCATAGGCACAGTATCGCAGTCATTTTTTAAGTCTCTAAATGGATCTTCTAAAGGTCCAAATACTCCTGGTGTTTCTACTGCAAATTCAAAATACCAAATATCGTCTTTTTTTTCGGGACTAGATAATTCAAAAATTTGAGAGCGCATGCCTATTAATTGCGTAATAGTTTCCCAGTTTCTCTGCTGATTGCGTGAAAAATTCCATGAACGCTCGTCTTCGATTAGCTGATTAAATTGATCACGAAACGGCACTCGCGAGGATTTAAAATGACCAACAATACCGGTGGCTGTGATATCAAAGAAAGTTTCGCAGGCAAATCTCATTTAGAAGTTTTTTTCGATAGTTCGTATAAAACTTCAACTTTTTTACACATTTCATCAAGAGTAATATTTACATTCCTACTGTTAAATATCTCCATCCAACGTTTTTGCTGTTCGATATCTGCTAGTTCTTCATCTAGTAACGGATCTCGTAAATGTAATTCACGTGCTTTATCTCCTGGTCTACGAGCATATACAGTTCGCCCGCCATCTGGGCTTTCAAAGATAGTTAATTCTGTTATTTTACTAATTGTCATGATAGGAATATTTAACCTATTGTAGCAGGCGTGTCAAGTAAAGTCAACAAAAAACCCACCGAAGTGGGTTTTTGTATTTAAAGTTGCCTTTAAAATTAACTTGCTGATGTAGCTGTAGATGCCAAACGGAATCCAACGTTAGTAACAGCAGCCGCCGCCACATTGCAATATGTGTTAGCAGAACTATTATAAATGTTGCCTAAACCTTGAATAGTTGCTTGTAATGTAGTAGCTGTATATGCCCCAGTTGGGAATATAGCAACACTCATGTCAACTGTGTTGTTTGTGTTGTCAACTTGATAAATCGCTACTGTAGCAGTTTGCTGAATAGCTTGAAGAATCTGTTGAACAGCACCGTTAACACCAGCTTGGTTAAAAGCTGAATTACCTAGACCAATACCAAAAAAGTCTAATTTAGGACCAGCAAAGTTTACTGGTGTACCAGCTGGACTATATGCTGTGTTTGCTGCTAACTGTGGTCCGTTAAGAACGTCAGTTGCGAATACTGGTTGTGATCCGCCGTTTACTAATGGAATAAATGCCATGTTAAATCTCCTTTATATGTGAACCTCTCGGTTCTGCATTTATTTAGCTTTGATGGCAAAAATTAGGAGTTTGGATGTTAGCTTTTGGGCTGTTTAGTGGCACGTGTAAAATCAAACCGATTGACAAATTTTACAGTACCTCCAGGTATAGCTACTACCCAGCCTTCTTGGCCAGGATGTTGTAAATCTAGTTGACGTAATAAGTCAGTTTTGATATCGTGTATTAATACAAAAGCAGAAAACGCCGCCGATAATCCAGCTAGATTACTTCTAGGGCTTTGGAAATATTCTACTATATTATTATATTTTCTTGGTGTAACTTTAGTTTTCAACCATTCTGCGAATCCTGGTATTAATTGATTGACCTCAAATTTAGAAACATTTACATTTCCTATCAAACTATTGATGTAGTCTACACATAATTTTGGTAAATCTGTAATCTGTAACTGCCTCAGTTCAACTGGATTAAACAACATGTCTATATCTTTTCCATGTTGACTTAAAATCTGTTTTAACTGCTTGACTTGTTTGCTGTCACTAGGCTGTACGTTTTCGCTAGGCCGGATAGGCTCTATAAGCAATAGTCCCGGGACTGAATTCAGTTTTACATTTCCTAAAGGTTCTCTAATTCCACCAGGTTCTTTTATTCTAGTATGTATAGCTATACCAACTTCACTATTACCTATCTGTTGACCCAAGGAACTGGCTGCCGGAATGTTATATTGAACTATATTAGGCTTAAAAACATAAGCACCTTTATTTTCAGGAGGAGTAGAGGTATATAAAAGATCACCTTGTATAAATCCTTTAAAGTTACTGGGTATAGCCGATTCTAGCATAGGCCAAAGTTTTTCATATAATGGGGCTAAATTAGCAGTGCGGTTAGCTGATTTACCCTGTGCCGATGCTTCTGCATCTC